CCAGGATCGGGTGATCGATCCTGAAAAGGATGTGGGCCGGATCTTCCGGACGATCTGGAATCGTAGGGAGGGGTTTCAGGATGCTCGGGGAGAGAAAACAGTCCTGGGGGTCGCCAAGAAAGCCTTTGCCCGCTTGGTCTCCAGCCGGCCGCGAAGACGCCTGAGCGGAAGATTGTTATCGGTCCCCGGCAGTCTCTACGACGTGCATTGGGGATTTGGCGACAAGGTTCCGGCGACTGCCTTTGGATTTCAATTTGAGGGCTTTGTCCAGTCCATCACGATCACGTTGCGAGGAAAAGATCGCGAGGAAATCGATGCCGGGATTGAGGCAGAATATGTCAATCTCGGATAAGGATCTCAGGAGGCTCCTTGAAAACCTGGACAATCACGAGGCCCGTTTGCGTCGATTGGAGACGCAAGAAATCGGGGTCTCGGTTTCTGGCGGACTGGTTTGTCTCGAAACACAAATTGTCGATGGAAGTGAGACGGAAATAACTTTCAGTGCCATCAATCAGGGTTTTACTCATCTGTGGCTTCTTATCCATGCTGGAGCCGTATCACCCTCAATCGGCGCGGCCATGCAATTAACTTTCAATGGAGATTCTGGAAGCAATTATCATTCCTATTCGATGGAGCATATCCGGGATGCTGTTCCCACAGATGCTCATACTGGGATTGGAAGTAGCACAGGAACGGCCAGCGCCATTCGACTGGGACATACCGCTGGGAACGTAAGTCTAGATAACAATAATTTCTGTGCCTGCGAAGTGAACATCTTGAATTACCGACTAGCTCAGAGCTCGGCGACTAAACGTGCGGTTGTGTGGAAGGGCTGGGACTATTCTCCAAATACGGTGGAAGAGGGTGATCTATCCTTCATCGCTCTGCGTCATGGGGGAGGTCAATGGATCAATACGGCTAATGCGATTACCTCACTGACTGTGAGCGCAGGCGGAGGCTTCGCGGAATTCGATGATGATTCAATGTTTACATTGATGGGATTGTGTTCGATATGAGAGCTGCCCTGATTGACACTAGCCGCTATCAAGGCATGATCGATGCCGCGAAGATCAAGGCCGCGGGCTTCTGCGGGATTGTGGCCCGCTGCACGATCGGACTCTCAGAGGATGGCTCCTCAGTTGGACGTTCCCTAGACTTCTATCACAACAGCCAGAAGCAGGCTCGGGATAACGGCATGATCTTCGGGGCCTATCATGTCCTGTGGCCCGCCAACAAGAACCCGATTCGTGAAGCGGATCATTTCCTGGCCCGCTGCGGCCCGGTCGATCTGGCGGTCCTGGATGTAGAGCTCGACCACGGGCTGACCAAAGCCGCGATCCAAGCTCAAGCGAAAATATGGCTGGATCGTGTGAGCGCCGCTTTGCAGAAACGAATCCTCGTCTATACGGCCTCCTGGTGGTGGACCGTTGCGGCCGGCTGGGAGAACACCTATCCATTGATCGAAGCCGAATATATCCTCAGCGCTCCCCGTGGTGGGATCACGAAGAGCCAGCAACCCGAAGCCCCCAAGCAGCCCGTCTCACTCGCGAAGGGCTGGGACCAATGGGCTATGCACCAATGGACTAGCGGGGGCAAGCCAGTCGGGGTACAGTCAGAGTCGCTCGATTACAACGTGGCGAATGCGACCGAAGAACAGCTACGGGTATTCCTTGGCCTGGAACCGTCACCTCCGACACTTGAGGAGAGGGTAATAAAGCTCGAAACTGAGGCGCGGGCGCACGGGTGGGTGGTCTAATGGATCCAAGCCTCGCTCTGAATCCTTACTTCCAGGTAGGGATGGTGGGCGCCTTCATGGCGTTCACTCTGACCTTGGCCGGATTCTTTGTTCGGCACATGAGCGGTAGAGACCGAGAGGCAAGAAGCGAGCGCGTCGATCGGGATAAGGATTGGCGTGAGTTCCTCACTCAAGAAAGAGATACTCGACGGGACGATAGCGAGCGGATCGTTCAACAGCTCGGGGTTAACACTAACCAGCTGGCAAGAGTGGCCGAGATTCTCACGCGGCATGATGAGAGTACAAGAGCCGCCGCCGCCAAGATCATGGCTGCGGAAGCCGTGAGAATAGTTCAGGAAGAGAAGGCGGAAACATAATCCGATGAGAACCTCACTCTCCTGTTGATCCACTGGCTCATCGTCAGTTTCGTGCTCGCTTTTCTCGTCGCCTGCGGATCTGGTACGGAGACCCCGACGGGAGAGCCGAATCTAGTCCCGCGCCAGACCCCGATCCCGCTTCCGACGATCCCGAATTACCCTACTCCGTTCACCGTTCAGCGGGATCCGGTTTTCAACGAGCCGATTGTCGATCGCACCAACTGGCTGATCCTGGGCGGAGACTACCGAGCGCACCGGGCCGGCACCGGCTGGGGCAACAAGACCGATGTCATGATCCTGGTCTCGGTCTTAGAAACCGATCCTCTCGACATCTCGGTCGTCCAGTTCCCGCGCAATCTCTACGTCCCGGTCCGGGGCCTGGAAGATCAGTGGCTGTTCGCGGTCTGGGGTCGGGATGGATGGACTGGCCTGCAGCTCTATTTCCAGGAGGTCTTCGGAGTCGCGCTCGACGGCATCTTCTACACCGACATGGACCGCTTCGAGATCTTCATTGATGACTTGGGCGGAGTCGCGCCCGCGGGTTCAGAAAAGCTGACCGGGGCCGAGACGCTGGTCTACCTGAGAGACAATCATGCGAACTGGGGGCTCGGGAGTTACGATGCCGAGCAGCGAGCGTTCGGGGTCCTATCCGCGATCTGGAGCCGGGGCTTCGAATATGTCACGAGCGACCCGATCGCTGCAGCCAGCCTCGTACTCTCGCGCTGGGGTCCGCTCCTGCAGACCGATCTCGACAGCTTGCGGGACTTCTATGCCCTGGCCGAGCTGGCTTATCGGGTGAAAACGACCGAGCAGATCGTGCGCTTCATTCAGCTGGAGGAACCATATATCCAACGCGGAGACACGCCCTTGGAAATCCGGGGCATGGTGCCGAGCTATGACCTTGAACTCTGGATGCTCGACTGCGTGTTCGATCAGATCTGCGAGGCCGATCCGTGAAAGGCGAATGGTTGCTGCCCATCGGATTCGTGCTGGGCGCGTTCGGATTAATGATCGTGATCCTGTTGATGATCGGTGAGATGTTATTTGGAGGCGCGTTTGAATTTCGATGACTGGCACTTTGAGGTCACGAGCTCCTGTTAGCTCGCGGGGCGCTGATCCTACTGCTGGCGTTCAGATCTGCGCTCTCCCCTCTACAATCACCAGCCCAAGAGAAAGCCCCTCCCGAATGGCTGATCCGGAACGTCATTCGCTGGCTTCCGCTTGTCGAGCGCTGGCATTCCGACTTCCCCGAACTCGATCCGGCCTGGGTCCTCGGCGTGATCGCTCAGGAGAGCCAGGGCTTCCCGCACGTCTCCGATGTTACCGGGTCTCACGCGATCGGACTCATGCAGATCATTCCGAGATCCTGGACTGGGACCCGGACGCAGCTGCAGGATCCGGGATTCAATCTGTACGTCGGGATGCGGATGCTATCGGGAACGCTTCAGCAAACCGACGGCGACCTGCGCCGGAGCCTCGGGGCCTACAATTGCGGATTCGTAGGACTTGACGCGGGGCTGTGCGGCCGTTATGGTGGGTATGCGTACGCGGACCGGATCATTGGATATTGGGTGCCGGTCTTCCGCATGCGGCTCGCCGGAGAAGCGATCACTTCCGACCGTGTAGGGGATTGGCTCGCGACGTTGGGGTATCGATGGGGTTTAGGAAGATGGCACAAACTGGAGGTAGAATATCGAGAACTCTTCTTGCGATTGGTTTGGGGACATCCGGTCCGAATGGAATAGGAGAGAACATGAAGTCAAACCTTAGACGAATCAATCTGCCGGTCATGTTTCTGATGGGGCTGCTGGTCTGGTTGTCCTTGTTTCTGATGGCTTTCCAGCCAGACAGCTTCGGGACCCTCGAGGAACTGCTGGTGTGGGTGGTGGCCGGGGGCGGGGCGATGGTCCTTGCCGGCTACTTCGTCGCCTACTTCCTGGAGAACTTGGCCTTCTGGCACGCGTTGCCAGTATGGATCAAGACTGTGGTGCCGCTTGCCCTGGCCGCTGTTCTGGGTTTTGTAGGCAGCTCGCTACTGTCGCTCGATGTGCTGAAGATCATACCGCCCAACGTGCAGGCGCTGATCCTGATGCTGGTGAATTGGGTCTTCAGTCAGCGGGCGTATGTGGGGATCAAAGACAGGCAATACGGAAAAGGATAAGCGCGGTCTTCCCTCCTCCTCTGGGAGAACGGCTCCGGCTCGGCGTACCGGGGCCGTTCGTCTTAAATCAGAAGAACCTAATCAACAGGAAGACTCCCCAATCGATCAGCCAACCGAAGGCCAGAAAGGCAATGGATACAGCGATCAGGATGAGGAAGAGTTTGGCGGGGAAGCTCATGGTTCATTCTCCTGATCCTGATCTTGCTCAATGGGTTCGAAGCGACCAGTTGCCTGATTGCGTTTGACGACTTGCTTTCGTAGGATGAGTTCACCTAGCCCGAGCCGCTCTCGGATCGCCTTTCGTTTCGGCTCCCAGCCTTTTTCATTGGCATACCGCCAGGCGACGGCAGGGCTGACGTTCAGGCGTTCTCCTACCGCACGCCATGTTTTCAGCCTATCGTGGAGCCGCAGTACCTGTTCCCGAGTTGGCATTTGTTACCGATTTATAACACGGTTCGGGAGGCAAGTCTAGCTATTTCGAGGATCTGAAAACTGCCTTTAGCCGGGGGGAGCCTCAGCCGCCTTCAGTTCAAACAGCCAGTACCCCTCGGGGATCGACGGATCCTCCTCCACGCCCTGGATCATGGGCGGCCTACCGTAGACCGTGCCGCTTAGATCATCGCCGTGCTTGGCCTTGGCATACTCCAGGGCGATGCCCAGTTCCTCGCCATCGCCGGTGCGGAACTGATAGAGCATCCCATAGCGATCCTTGCGAGCGTAGATCATAGGCCCAATTCTTTGGCCCTCCCAATCCCATTCCCGATCCGCATATGCTTGCTGTATTCTGCAAGCCACTCCTCAATACGATCCTCGTCGTCCAGATCAGTACTGATGTGTGCATAGGCTTGACGGAGCATCTTCCGAAGCCAGCGCACTTGTGATTTAAGTGCGGCGTTCTGAGCCATGTATTTAGCAGTAGCCATGTTGGCTTCTACTCGGTTCACTTAGGGTTCCTCCACTTCTATCTCGTAGATAGCCTGCATCAGCCGGCGCTTGATAATATAGAGCTGGGTTCGCATGCCTTTCACATCCTCGACTATTTCTGCGCGACGCTCGTTGTCGTGATAGCGGAAGTCCGCGTAGTAGGTTGTGATATGAACGCCATTGATTTCGAGCTTGAACTTGGGCTGCATTTCTAAATCTTGGATCACTCCGGCCTGCTGCAAGGCTTTGAGTTCAGAATAGCGACGGCTCTCTTTGGTTGACTGGAAGAGAATGCCGTCGACGCGCTTCGGGATGTTATGAAATTTCGAGTGGGTCATTCCCGGTCATCCCAGCGCGCGTTGAAGCCTGTATAAGTGCGTTTTCCAAGAGCATCTTGTTTCGAGATTGTGGACTCATCGCTCTCTCTGCCTCCGAAGAGAGGCAGATTATCTAGCTGATTGCTGGGGCTTCCGATGCCTGTCCGCAGGGTTGCCTGAAGGTCGAGATACTCCATGCTCAAATCGAACCCGATGCCGCGCCGCAGGAGCTGCTGGGCGACCATAACCGTTGTACCCGACCCGACAAACGGGTCGCAGACGATGCCAGGCACGGCCTCGAAAGAACTCTTGGCTGTAGGAATTTCGACACGATCTATCCACCCGGCGGTAATCCAAGTCTCCAATAAGTCGTAGGGCACAGGACGGGCACCGTTACTGTCGGTCCTGATGTAATGCGCAAATGCCTCACCCGCTTGTTTGCGCATCTTGGCTCGGCTTCGTGATGCCTTGATCTGTTCGGCGTATCGCCGTTGCTCATAACGAGTTGTCAATCGGACGCCCTCGCTTTCGTTACGCCTTCGGTTCATCCCCTTGCGACCAGTTTGCATAGTGGGATCGTCTGTGCCATTTCCAGTCGGCGTAGCTATAGTCTCTAGGTCGTCTGGCGAGAGTCCGGCAGCACAGCCGCAGGTGGGGCGGTGGCCGGATACACTGTCCGGGCTGTTCCTCTTGAACTCATACCAGGCGTCGCCCACTACCTTGATGTCGCCATCGTTGCGACTGTGCGCCTTCTTTCCCTTCTTTTCCTCATGTCTTGGTGGAACAGTTTTCTCCACCACCGGCGCCCACCCCTGCCCACACACCGGGCAACACCAGCGGGGGCAGGTGGCGAGGATCAGCGGCGCGATGAGGGCTGGTGGGAAAGTTGCATAATGGCTTCCCTTATACGGCGCGGTCGCGATGTGGAGGACGGAGCGGGGGTTGCGGCCGCCGGGATGTGACAGACCGCCGTCCTTCTTATGCTGACCAGCATTTAGCTCTAGGCCTCCGCTTTGCCAAGTAGCCCCAGGTTCTGTTTTAGTTGCATATTCTGCATGGCTCATCTCGGAGCCAGTGATCTCTCTGACCGCCTCTTGGTCGCTCCAATACTGCATCTGCTTGGTCAGCATGAAGACGTACTCATGGGAGCGGGTGTGCCTGAATGAGCCTCGGCGAAGTTCCCCGTCTTGCCATCGCCACCCAGCCACGCTCTCGGGCATCGGGTTTGGCTTGGCCCACACAAGGTCCTGGCGCACGATCCAGCCATCGGCCTGAAGGGCGAGTGCGACACGGTGGGGCATAAGCATGAGATTGCCGGCAGGCAAGAACTCCGCCGTGTTGAAAGGCTTGTCTCTGAATGTGCGATCGTCATTCACAATGTCGGCCGCCGCTCGACCGTTCTGGCTCGTTGCGTAAACATCCCCGTAATTTATCCACGCGACCCCATCATCCCGCAGCACCCGGTGAACCTCCCTGGCCCACTGGACGGTACGCTCGATGTGGCGCTCGGGGGTCGGCTCCAGGCCCAGCGGCTCGTCACCCTGGTCGCCGGCGTACTTGCGAAGACCCCAGTATGGAGGACTCGTCACACAGCAGTGAACGCTCCTGTCGGGAAGCGGGATGCGGAAACAGTTGGCCTGGGCGATCAAGGCGGAAGAGTTCATCGAAGTCTAAGCAAAGATGCCATAGCAATCGCAGCAATCAGCAGCGCCACATAGACCGCAATCAAAACGATCATGGTGGCGTGACGAACTCAAATAGATGCCACACAAAAGGCGGCATCTGAAATGTCGAGACGTGAACGCAATAGGATGCGGGAAGCGGATGGCCGGTCCCGCAGAGGGCGAAATACCGTCTCTCGGTAGGCAGATCTGGATTCACTTGCGCCCAGAGCATAGCCTCGCCACTCTGCGCTTCAGCCTTCAAGAGGTGGGCACCCTCGGGCATGTCAAGAAAGAACTTATCAAGGATAGGAAGATGAAACTTCCAGATTGTCTCGCTCATGCCTTCTCCTCAGTTCTTCGATATTGCTCAAGGCTCTGCTCAATCAGGGAGCCAGGTACCTCGACTCGATTATCGCCTGAGCCTTCACCTGGTATTTCCCGGAACACGATCGATGGCGACATGATGAAGCCGATCACTTTATAGAGCTTCCCGTTGGCCCTGTCGTGAGCGAAATCGCCCAATGCCCATCGACCGATCTGGCTAGGGATTTCAGGCATTGTTTTCCTCTGCCTTCGCACAAACCGGAATCCGCCCAACCAGCCACATCACCAGCAGGATGAGGGCGGTCATTCAGGCTGGGGCTCTTGGGCGGTGGCGAGAGCGCCAATCATCATTTCAATCTCATCGGCAATTGCCCGTAGATCGGATGCGGTCTCCAACTGGCTTACCGAGGTATCAGCGAACAAATCCGCAAGCGCCCTTATTGCTTCTGCGTAGAGTCCCTCATGTGTGGTCATGCTATCTGGCCTCCTGTGCCCGGAGTTGCTTCAGTCATGAGATCGGCCACAGCTCTTCCTTCCCGGCCGGGCCGGATAACGACACGGCCTCCCGTTCATTACTCCGCCCTCACACAAATCTCGCTCTCGATCCTTCCCGGCGCCTGCCGCGACGTACTCGGCGTTCACCCGGATCCACTCGGCCACATGCGGCTGGACGGGTCCGGTGAGGCTGACCGGGAAAGCGCGCGGGCCGATTCTTATTGACATGGCGCGCCATTTCTTGGTGCCGGAGTTTTCAGTCATATCGGCGATTGTAAAGAGCATCCCAAATGAAAAACGGCACGATAGCCCAGATCGCGGTGATGAATCCCGCTCCAAGTGTAGAGAGAACAGAAACCGCCAATGGAGCTGGACCCTCCCGAGCCAACCAGAGTACACAGAGAATGGCGATGGGTGCCGCCGACATCAACGATGCTACGACACCCCAACCAACACGCTTATTGGGTTTGGCTTTGTCCGCCATGTTGTCTCTCCTTTCTGAATTGATCGGCCTTCGGACAACTGACGTGGTGAGGTACATACACCGACACCGAATGCGCCTTGCCGGCCTTGTCGAGCCAGATGCGACGTTCGGGTCGCGCGTCGAGAGGCATGAACTTTCCTGTTGCGGCGGTCTTGACGAAGAAGATCGGCGCGGAACAGGCTTTGCACTTCTGGGGAGGATTACTTGCGCCCGGCATCATAGCGATACCCCTCAAGCGGCTCTCCTGTGTCTCGGTCCATTTCCGAATAAGCTCGAAACTCATATCGCTGCAGGACTTCGTGAAGCATCGGATTCCAGACTTCCCAGATGCAGATCGTTTCATACTCCCGCTTGCATCGCTGAATGAATCTCCGAAACTGGCCGGTACCAGGGATCAGCGCGTTAAATGCGAGCAGATCAAGACGGTCGCCGTCCTCTTTCGCCAAGCCGTCGATACCGGTCGGCGATTGAAATCTTAAGTATCCTATTCCTAGTAGTTCTCCAACTGGATCAGGATTGGTTAGACCTAAGACGTGACTATCTTCACCTGTCAGAGCCACGAGGCTTCGCTCACCACTCGGTCCAATGAGGTGAGGCCGGAAGATCCACTTCAAGTTCCTCTCCAGGTTTTCCTTGACAAGCCGGGCACAAGAAAGTCCGCGTCTCCCGCACGATGTAGATGCCCTCGCCATGTTGTTCGCTGCCCGGAAAATAGGTGGCTTTAGCACCCGACGGCCAGCCATCATACGGACCTGAAGTACACACGGTCAGATAGACTTCGCCCAGATCCATGCAGTTCAAGCAATGCGCACTCTGTTTCTCAATCGCTTTGGCGAAGACGATGCGGCCGATCGCTTTTTCCTGGCGCTGCCAATGCTCGGCCTCGGGCGGCAGTTGGCTCGGCGTGACATACACCCTAGGATCGTGGAAGATGTTGCTCAAGGAAACTCCTCGCTTTCATTTCGAGACTCGGATTGGGTTTACGCTTGCCTTTGCGGAATTCCCCCAACAGATTATTGGCCGTCTTGAGCATACTGTCGGGCGCGCTCACGCTCCAGCCGTGCTTGCCCATCTCTTGATCCGTCTCCCAGATCAGGACAACGACCTTTTCTGGATTCCACTTCGCCATCTCGCACATCCGACGTAACGGCTGAAAGAACCGTTTGCCTAGTTCTTTTCCATTCGCCGGCCAATCAATAGGCCGAACTTCCCGGAAAGCGAGTTCGGCGATCTTGCGGATCTCGTTTTGGCGGAATTCGGCCCCTTCCCCGCCTTCGATCGTATGAACCTTGCCGCAGATCGGGCAGGCATGGGTCGCCTTTGCTGGTGCTGTAGGCCCGCCCCGTAATCGCTTGGCGAGATTCTGAAGGCCTCGGCTCGTGACCTCGGCGCCCGAATCAACCTGCTCTCCGATCCATTGATGGAATACCGGCTCTGGTACCGAGGCCTCAAGCTGCCAGCGGGAGGATTGGTCCCTCGAAATGCCTAACTCCGGAAGTGGCGGAAGGGCTTTTCCAATTGTCGCATCGTGCGACAATTGGGGATTTCCCGGTTTGGGACCGTGTTTCCCTAGCCAATCCCCCGCCTTGCGTTCTGCCTTGAGCTGGAAGATCTTGGCCTGCTGGGCGGCATGTTCAAAGCCTTGGGCCTCGGCCAAGACTGCCAGGGCGGCGGCCTGGTCCCTGAGCTGCTTCATCTGCACGATGTCCGAGGCTTTCGCTAGGGCTGTCTCGGCTTTACTGAGTTCGGTTAGAGCATCGGACATTGAACGGATTCCTCCCTAAGAACAAAGTGCAATTGCAGCGGACTCTTTGCAGCGCCTACGCGCCTCGGCAAGGCCTCTTCTGTCAGTCCGCGCCAGGGTTTCATCCATGACGCCGAGTAAGGCCCGATAACCTCCGCGCTTGTCCGAGAGTGCGGTTCTCCCTCTTTCCTGGTATGAAACGAAACGCCGCTGGGCGATGGCGGCGTTGTCGCCACCGTCAGCGGTGTCTATTAAAGCATCGACCGCTTCCGGGGCGGTGGGCCTTGCGGTGTGGACTTGGCGGTCCTTTTTGGTCCGCAAGTCCACCGCTTCGGTAGCGGTCGTATGGTGCGCCATCGGCGCACTTTGCCAAGTCCACAGACATATCATAAGCCTACAGTCCTTTCGGGTCAAGTGTCAATCGCCACGCCTGCCGGTCATTTCGACCGACCCTCCAACATATTCCGCATTAAGTCGCTCATCTCGACAGGATTCCAGATCATGCAGGGCACGGTGCGCTCCAAGACAAACTCATCGGCCGTGTCGGTGACGAACGGGATACGACCCAAGAAACGCACATCCCGAACCTGAATGATCTCCATGAACCCGATCGGAATGGGAGCCTTTACCAGGGGCGCTTCTGGTGGCGCCGGAGTTCGAGCCGGCATCCTTTGCATTTCCTTCCGATGGGGTGGCCTCCGAGTTGCCATGCTTTCCTCCATTTGCCGCAGACGGACCGCACGTATCGCTGATTAGGCCATTTGAGATCCCAGGCATGGTAGACCCGTCCATACTCCAACCGGGCCCAGACGATCATTAGACGCGACCCGCCCCGAGCCTATTCGGAGCTTCCGACTTCGAGGGGCCAGGGGCGGGACGTACCGACCTCGTGTGGCTAAGGTCAAGAGGCATCATAGCACAACTCAACTCTTCGGATCCCAGCCATATCCGTGTTCTTCTGGGCCGAATTCGCCATTCGCTAGGATCGGTGCCCAGTACCAAAAATTCGACACGCCATAGGTTCCCCAAAAGCGCCCGTGTGTAATTTTCACTTCTCGTCCGTCAGGATGTCGGACGACTGCGCCAACTTTCAGAGTCGCCCCTGGGAAACCACTCGCTTCGACGATCTCTAGTACCCAGTTCTCAATCATTGTTTCTCCTATCGACCCTCGCCTTGGGATACAGGCCGATCCTCCGCGGGGGAGTATTGCAGGGTCACGGTCGGATCGGCCTGGAGTCCCCTCATCGGGTCCGTACCCAGTCTCTGAAGCGGAACCACTTGAGTTTGATCCAGAGTCTCATTGAGCTGGGCCTTCCGGCTTAAGGCTTGCCTTGAGAGCTTCATAGGCATGATGAAAATTTCCATCGTGATTGCGCAGCACTTCCGCCGCTTGCTCTTTATCGAGCTCATATTGATTGGCGAGCTGCCAGAACATTGTGGTCCAATCCTCGCTGAGTTTGATCGGTTCTTTGATCTCTGACTTCTTGGTCGAGATCGAGGTCTTCATTGCAGGTTCTGCTCGTTCTTGGAAGCTGCTTGAATCCTTGTCTGGATCATCGCCGGTCTCAATCAAAAAGGTTTGGCGCAGGGCATATTTCAGGAGACCAGTCGCCGCCTTGTTTGCGGACTTGTCTCCCGCATCCATTCCTTCACCCATCGCATGGACATCGATGAAGGTCTCGCTGGCTGGATGAGTGAACCGCACGACTCCATGAACGAAAGTGCGGTTCATCGCAGTCCCACTCTTAGTGACGAACCCATCCTGCGTGATCTCTGTGAGACCTACGACCGAGGCGAAGACGCCATGATTCAGCATTGCCGGCCTCAGGGCTTCGATCAAGGCGGCCTCGGACGCAAAGCTGTAATTCAGCCCGGCGGCCCGCTGCTTCTGTACATAGCCGACCTCGGACATCACTCCCAGAATAGCCGTTCCAATCTTTCCGTTGTCAGTCATGGTCCTCTCCTATAGACTTTCTCGACATACATGGGGTTCAGCCTGCCCGCAGATCGGGCAGCGGTTCGGGCATCGAGCATGAGCATATTTCAGGCTTCGGATTCCGCCGCCCTCGGTTCGCTGTTTGTCGTAGTTGTAGCGCTCGAGGATCTCAATTCTCGCTGGGATTTCCAATCGGCGGATCAGCTCACCCTTGCGAATAGGAAGTAGGCAGGTTCCGCAGCGGTCTCGGTATCGGCTGGGGAAGACATTCATGCTGCCCCCAAGTCTTTTCGAAGCTGCCAGAGAACGGAGCCATCCAGCCAACTAGCATGTGGATGCATCTCGTTATAGTACGCGATGATCTTCAGGGCCTCGGCCTTGTCGAGTTGGCCCTCCAGCATCAGGGCATTCAGGCCGTCGATCAGTTGTTGGTGGGGCTCTGGGGCGAACGCCTGTTCTATCATCGGAAGCTCCTTCTCTTGAGGCCATTGTATAACAAATCAATCATTTCCAAACCTACGATTACCTTAAAATTGTTTGACATGGTATAACTAGAGCTTATACTGTGGGCATGGAACCTGTAACCGTGATGATTGCCGCCCGGCTGACCCCGGAACAGGCCAAAATGCTCGATGATCTCTGTCGCCAAGAGGACCGTTCCCGATCCTATATTTTGCGGAGACTGATCGAACAGGCTTACAAGAAGAATCGGCGTAACTCAAAGCCATCCTAGCCGAGTTGGGTTCGGTGGGCTGATCGAGGATATGTCTGGAGGAAGGCGGTGTCAGAAGAGCTGGGTATCCAAAAACGGAACAGCAATATTCGGGATCTCCGAGCGCAGGGCCATACCCTCGCGTCTATCGGTGCATCATATGGGCTAACCAGGGAAAGAGTCAGACAAATATGCCTTGGCATATCACAACCACAGTCAATCGATTTCGTCCGTAGGAAGATTGATGCTAGGATCTGGGCGGGAATTGCAGATGATTACCGGATAAAGGGAGCCCTAGAGCGATTCTGGCATTTTGTAGATCGTCGCTCTGATGATGAGTGTTGGCCATGGACGGGGCATACCTACCGTCAAGGCTATGGGTTATTCTCAAGCCGAGCATTTGTTCCTCCTGTTCGATATGCACATAGGATGTCATTCTATCTGGCCCATGGTCGCTGGCCGGAAAATTGGGCACTCCATCGATGCGACAATCCGAATTGTGTCAATCCAGCACATCTCTATGATGGAACGCCAAAACAGAATACAGCCGACGCAATCAGAAAGCAGAGATATTGGGGCCGGCGCCAGCAGGCATGAGGTGCCATTTGAGTTTCTGGGGGGCGAGGGTGTTCGAGCCTGCGGGAAGCGCGCCCGTGAGGGAGGTCCTGAATCAACAGGTATGGAAGCACGCATGAACTCCCTCTCGCCCCAGGAATTCAAATGAGGCGCCGCCAGCGCCGGCCACATCGCCAACCTGAAGTCAAACAGGAAGGGCCTGGGCCTACTCATTGGTTTGGTTTTTTGAATGAAAGATACATCTCTTCTGAGGTCACCGATGCTCGTGAGGATATGGCTGCCTTCTGTGCGCTTCACGGGATTCGGCGGGTTAGACATCCCTATGCTAGGGTAGATGTCGCCCGCAACCGGATCGCCAAGAAATTCATGGAGATCACCACGCATCCTGAATCCTCACTGACGATGCTCGATACCGATCATCTGCATTCCCATGATGTGGTCTTGAAACTCATCGAAGACAATCTCCCGGTTGTTGGGGCATTGGCATTCCGAAGAGGCGAACCCTTCGATCCCCAGGTCTATGTGATGAAAGGGGAGGACTTGGCCCAGCCGATCGAATGGACCGCCGGGGTGATGGAGGCGGACATCGTGGGTGCCGCCGCGCTCTGTATTCGGAGGAAGGTCTTTACTGAACTGGAAGCCAAGGGCTTTCGTTATCCCTGGTTCCGAATGATCTATGAGGATGGGGAGGATACTTTCCTTGGAGAGGATTGGGACTTTTCCCAGAAGTGCCGGAAGGCTGGGATTAAGCTCTACTGCGACATGCGCCTGATCTCACCTCATCAAGATACGATGTGGATTGATGAGCGACCCTGGCTTATTCGTCAGGGCAAGTTGGTTCCTGATCAATCGACCCGGACGCGTCCAGAACCTTGGTTGAATGATCCTACGGTCATGCAGGATGCCGAACGAAAGTGGCAGGAGCTCAAAGACATCCACAAGGGCGAGACAGGACTCATCATCGGGAATGGGCCCTCGCTGAAAGACATCCCGCTTGAGTTCCTGCAGAAGTATCCATCCTTCGGGACGAACCGCATCTATCGGTTGGCCGGCTTCACGCCGTACTATTACGCGGCGGTCAATCCGCTCGTGTTAGATCAGTTCGGGCGCGAGATGCTGCAAGCCTATAAAGGGAAGGTAAAGCGGTTCTTTCTTTCTGAGCATTATCTGGCGCAGAATCTGGCAGTGGCCCAGCAGCCGACTGTGGTTCCTGTGAGATCTTTGGGCGACACCTTGTTCTTCCCCGATCCGAGGCGGGGCCTCTATGAAGGGCACACCGTTTCTTTTGTGGCTCTCCAACTGGCCTACTGGATGGGTTTCTCAACCGTTCTCCTGGTAGGAGTGGATCATCGCTATATTCACGAGGGAAGTCCAAATCAGGAACTGGTCGCGCAGGGCGAGGATCCCAATCACTTCGACTCGCGGTATTTCTCGGACGGGAATAAGTGGCATGCGCCGGACCTTATGAGATCGGCTGCGGCCTATCAGATGGCGAAGATCGCATTCGAGGCGGATAGTCGACGAGTGTTTAATCTGACACCCAATTCGGCGCTGGAGGTGTTCGAGAAAGGAGATTGGCATGAATATGAGTCAGGTCATGGATCAGATTCTTAGCGGAGGGGATAGTTCCAATGATCGGCGTTTTCAATTCGAAGTCGGACAGAAAGTTCGCATTAAATCCTTCAATGAAAATCAGATTCAGAGATGGGGGATAGATCATAGCGGCAAGATTGCCACGATTTTGAGCCGCAGGAATGGTTATCCCCCGCCGGCCTTCATGGATGTTTGGTTCCCACTCTATTGGACCGATGTGGCCGGTGATCTTGGGGAGAGCATGTTGGAAGAGGTTATTCATTGAACGTCTTGATCATTATCGTCGGAATCAATGGCTGGCATGAATGGACCCAGCCGGCCATTAAATCTATTCAAGCTTTCGATCCTGGCATTGATCTAATCGTGATCGACAATGCGTCCGACACGCCTTACCCCGATGCGATCCAGCTTCCGGCTCGGGTCTGCTACGCCGCGGCGATCAACGTAGGGATCGCGGCCGCCGGGGACCCGGACTGGATCGTGGTTCTCAACAATGACATCGTGGCGACCGGATCCATCCGGGAGGCGCTGGCCTGGATGACCCATGACGCACTCTGGGGGAATCAGCTGATCACGTTTGGGGATCTGCGCTGGCTGGGGCTGTGGTTATTCGCTATACCAAGGTCCGTAAGGGAAGCAGTTGGGTCTTTCGATGAAGCCTTCGAAGTCTGCGGCTTTGACGATACTGATTACTGTCTCCGAGCGCAGCAGGCGGGCTTCCGGATTGAGAAATCCAACCTCCCTGTTTTGCACTATGGAGGGAAAACCCGCTGGGCGGTCCCGCGCTATTCTGAGATTCGTCTGAAGAACAAGTTCTATCTTGAGACCAAGCACAAGATCCAGATTGGAGATGAGAAAGACTGGAGGGTCTTCAATTGATCGTCGGGATCGTCCCGGCTGCAGGAAAGGCCGAACGCTTCGGAGGACTTCTCAAGGAGTTGCTTCCTTGGGACTCTGGGGAATCCCTATTGCATCGGACGGTGCGCATCCTGTGGAAGGTTTCCGATGCCGTCGTCGTAATCAGTAACCCCGACAAGATCGCCCAGCATGCTCAGGAGCTCGAAGGTTTCTCCAATGTCTGCTTCGTGCTTCAGAATGGAGATACCCTGCTCTCGGGCATTCGCTCTGTGACCCTTGAGGCGGATTATTATTTCTTTGCCATGCCGGATACAGTCTTTCCTGAAACCGTCTTTCCCCACCCTCCACATCTGAGTTTCATGATGATCGGTCTCTTCGACACATTGGAAGGGCATCGGTATGGAGTATGGCGAGACAGTCGGATTGACGACAAAAACCCAGAGAATCGAGGCCAGTTCCTCAAAGCCTGGGGCGTGCTCGGCTGGCCCCAATCTGTGATGAGGATTTTATACGAGACTTATCTCACCCATCATACCGACGCGCTCAATCTAGCCTTGGAACAGGTCAAGCACTACACCATTCAGATGGACTATTATCATGATGTCGCAGACTACGAGGCATATCGTGGCCTGGTTGCCCGATGAATCGAAGAAATTATTTCAACTAGCCTCAGGACATTGGCGCATGGAACAGTTTGAGCCCTATATCATCCAACACGGAATTAACGATCTCGAGTTCTTTGTCGGGACTCCATTAGCAAAGGATTGGTACGATCCTCCTCGCTCCTATGCTTTATTAGAATATCAATGGGTGCTTGATAACATCCCACTGAAGAACAAGCGGATCGTGGACGGCGGTTGCCATCATGGACATTATGGTCTGATCCTTCTCAGCCAGAAGGCAAACTGGGTCACGCTCGTTGATCCGCATCCTTCTAACCTTGACATCGCCGAAGTGAATATCGCCCTCAACGGATTTCAGGATTGGCCCTGGATACTCAAGGCGGCTGTTCTTTGGAAGGAGAACGGTACCGTTCACTACAATGGACAGTCCAATGGGGCGCTTGTATCTACGGGCATTCCGGTCGAAGCGATCCGGCTTATGGACATCGATCCCAAAGCCGAAGTCGTGAAGTTGGACATCGAGGGGGCAGAATACATGGTTGTTCCTGATGCACTTGGATCCATGAAGATTGAGTCATGGATCATCGAGGCGCATGCAGGAAATCAGACCGAGACAAATGCCCAAGATAATCTAGCCAGACAATTGAAGGATAGTGACTATAAATTGGACTGGGTAAATAGGGAATCTATGAAAGTAGAACCCTACGAGCTGGGCACGATCTGGCCCGGACACTCGACACTGTTTGCCCGTCGATGAAAGTTTCCGCCATTGTCAGCGCCTACTTCTGCGAGTCCTATCTTGAAGGCCGGATTGCGAATCTCATCCATCAGAACCTGCGGCCCCAGATTATCGTCATCGCTCCCACCCGCTCCAAGGAATACGACATCGCGGATCGATTGCTCAATCCCTTGGCTGGCGATCTTCTGATTGATGCAGAACCCAATCTCACCATCTACGAGGCCTGGAACATCGGGGCGGCTGCTGCTCAAGGCGAGTATCTGACGAGCGCCAATGCCGATGATCGGTTGGCTCGATATGGAATAGAGAGGCTCGCCGGCATTCTGGATCGCCATCCCGATGTGGCCGTGGCTTATGGAGACGTGGACATCGTTGCCGACCTCGCGGGAGGGTTTGAATACGCCTGGCGCATTGGCTACTTCCGCTGGGCTGAGGGTGGACTATCCGAGCTGATGAAACACTGCTTCCTCGGCCCTCAACCGATGTGGAGGAAGTCCTTACATGATAAGTACGGCCTATTCGATGGAACGTTCAAGAGCGTAGGAGACTACGAATTCTGGTTGCGACTCGCGGCCTACGACCAGACCTTCTATCATGTGCGGGAAGTCCTTGGCATCTATCTCCGTAGGCCCGATCAGGCCGAAGCGAGATTCAATGCGGATGGGACGGCTGGGAAAGAGATTGAGTTAGCGAGGGCGCGGTATGATTGACTACAAACAAATCGTCCAACGATTCTATGAATCTGACATAAGTATTTTGCCGCCCATCGCATGAATGGGGAATGGTTTGATTTGACGAAAGAACAGATTATAGGATTGCTGGGATTTCTATGCTAATATGAAATCATGCAGGAAAGCCCCAAGGCCGCAAAGGCCTTTGATGATTACTACGCGCTAGGTCCTTCGCGCTCCCATCGTGCTCTTCATCAGATATATCGCGAAGGTACTGCAAAACCCCCAACAAGACATATCCGCACCATAGCTCAGTGGTCAGTTCATCATGGTTGGCAGCAGCGTGTCAAAGACAAAGACGCCGAGGTTGCCAAAGCGCACCTTGATCGGCTGAAGGAAACCGCTATGGAGTCAGGGTATGCACTATACTGGAAGCGTATTGCTGACCTGAACCAATTGGCAGAGCAGATGTTCTCGTTGCTGACAATCCCCGGTGCATTATCAGCTAAGGCACTCAATCAATATCGAGGATTATTGGATGATATTGCAGCGGAAATGGGCCATCGGACACAGCATGTTGAAACGAGTACACAGGGAGAAGTGATTGTCCGCGTCCAATACGAAAACACCCCTCGACCTCACCGTAACGCTGAGGCGCCCGCACGACCGGCAACTCCAATTCATTGATTCCTCTGCCAAGCGTAAGGTTATTCGTGCTGGCCGCCGGAGCGGAAAGACCACCGGGGTCGCTGTTCTTGCCATCCGCGCCTTCCTCGAAGGGAGGCGCATTCTTTACGCTACACCTACCCAGGATCAGGTCGATCGCTTCTGGCATGAATGCAAAATCGCCCTGCAGGAACCGATCGATCATGGGGTCTATAACAAGAACGAGACCAAGCACACCATTGAGCTAGAAGGCACCGAGCAACGCATTCGAGGAAAGACAGCCTGGAATGCGGATACCCTCCGGGGGGACTATGCGGATCTACTGATTCTCGATGAGTTCCAATTGATGAGCGAGGACACTTGGAACGAGGTTGGAGCTCCGATGCTCCTGGACAATGACGGCGATGCGGTCTTTATCTTCACCCAGAAGCGGGGCAAGAATCATTCCAAGGAACTCTACAAGCGGGCTTCTGAAGACACGACCGGGAGATGGGAATCGTTCTTGTTCTCCAGCCTGGAGAATC